CTGGGAATTTGTGTTTAGCTGAATATTCTTTGTCATATTCACGAAGCCATACGTAAGCGTCTTTTAACCATGAGCGTTGTTCTTCTGTTGCTTGAAGAATACCAGTCATACCGATTCCCATTCTCATATTCTTGTGAACAATGTTCTCAGTCTCTTTTAAAGAACAATGTAAAGCAAGAGAGTGCTTATTCATGCGGTATGCAAATGTGATTGCTTCTTTTAGCTCATCATAAGAATTGATGTTAGGTAGATATACCTCAGCTAAACAACATGTTTCAAAGTTAGCAAGTGATTGCTCTGCGCACGGGTTGAACCCTTCTACTTCTGGATCAGGATATTGTGTTTCACCAGTACGACCAACTGTTTTAGATAGTTCTAAATTGATAAGACCGTAAGGCTCACCTTGATTATAAGTCTCCCAGAACTCAGGAAGTAGATCGTCTGTATTTTCTGGTGCTACGATTGAGTTGTTACTCATAGCTCTCCAGTTAGGAATAGAACCGAGGTCCCACCTTTTAGCTTTCAAATACTCGATGTCATCATAATCACCAATAGAGATTTGTGCAGAACGACGAACGTTTCCTGCAACTACAACCATGCCTATAATGTTCATGATGTCTAGACAGTCAATTGGTCTCAACTTCTTATTAGCACGACCATTCAATATCTTATTGATCTCAGCAATACCCCAACAAAGATCTTCTGGGCCTGATGCGGTACCACCGAATCCTTTGATAGGAGCCCCTTTAGATCTGATCATCATTGTAGAATATGTAAAGCCTTCTCCAGAATAGAAGTGCGCTTTCAATACTTTACCTAGCAACTTCACCCAACCTTCACGTGTATCTGGTACAATGAAGTCAGCGTCTTTAACGTCTTTACGTTCAATCTTTACTTTCCCTTTTACTTTAGGTAGTTGATAAACGTTGTGCTTTTGAATATTGTAACCAACACCTGAACCTAACATTAACATTTCAAAGGCCCATGTGAATGGTCTAATAGGATTGTTAACTGTAACGAATGCACAGTTTTGTAAAGACGGTAGACCTAGCTTATCTACAGTCTTTGTACCAAGCTGCCACATAAAACGACCAGCTGTAGAGAACTTCAAGTTAAGCCTCATTTCAGCATACCTCTTTTTCTCTTCTTCAGTGAAGCCAACTTTTAACTGCTTGTCTGAAGCATCTAGCTCACGCTGTACAACTTGCCAAAACTCTTCTGTCTTAGAATTAGGATCATCCTCTTTTAATCTTCTAGCATAAGTTCTTTTAAATGTAATGTATCCAATTTCGCCCCACGGGATAAGAATGTCCTTTGATTCCATTTTTTGTTTTAGTTTTTAAAATAGTTTATATAATAAAGTGGCCTCTAAGAGACCTGAAAGCCTTCTAGTCAACAATATAACCTGTTTCTCAGTCTTAAGTGATGCTAGGTTCGATTAAGAACCTGGTAGGATAGTTCCTTTGGAACTAGATTGAGTCAAAACAGAATTACCTGTCTTCTGAATTTGATTGATCCTAGATGTAGTTAGTCTATCAAACTGATTGTTTGAAGTGGTGTTTAATTGGGCAATCTTGTCGTTGTATTTTGTAGGAGTCGCTTTAACACGAAAGTTGTCTCCTTTAGTTGCCTTTTTAAGTAGATCTATCAAAAAATTCATAGGGGTCTGTTTTTCTCTAATAAATATCAGCTTTAGGTATTCAGCTCAAAAAATTTCGATGCCAAATAAGCCTTCTCATCACGGTCCAGGCTAGAATTGTAGCCTTTGTTGGAGCCAGAGATTGGAGCTGAGGTCTCTATATTTAACTCATCATCATCTAGACTGTCAGGGTTTATTTCAATTGATCCGTTATTTGTACTGATCTTGGCAGCGTAGGTCATACCGTCCATGCCATAACGATTTTTCATAATATGTATACGGCCTGTACCATTTACCTTGTCTTGTCTTTTTCTAGACAGTGACATAGCAAAGTCTGCGATCATCATCTTGTTGTAAGATCCTGCTGCCTTGTCACCTTCGATAACGTCGTCTTTGGCACCGGCACGGTTAACCTGTGATACAGTCCAGATTGGCACCTTCAATTCTCTTGCCATACCTTTGGTAGCTGTATAAACATCATCGATTGCGTCTTTAGGGTCAATTGACTTAGTTTTGCTCTTCAATAGATCAACATAGTCTATGATAACTAGATCAGGTGGGTACCCAAGATCACGACACTTCTGAATGTGTGATTCGATGGTATGTGTAGTTGCCTTACCCATCGGAAACTCTTTAATGATCAACTTACCTTTTACCTTAGACACAGCTTCTTCAATAGCCCCTCTGTGTTTATGTACAGCTTGTACATCGATTCCTGTGAATAGTGAATCGTATCTTTTACCTACATAATACTCAGATAGTTCTAATGTGTAGTGACAAACTGTGTAACCACGTTGTACTGCCATGGCGCCCATATTAACTAGCATCCATGATTTACCACCTCCAGGATTACCGAATATAATACCAAGGTCACCTGAACCAAGGCCTCCCATTAGTAGCTCATTTACGTGTGGCCATGCTGTAGGTATAGCGGCACGTTCTTCTTCACGATAACGTGTCTCAATATCTTTCTCATATTCGTGGCCTATTGATTTGTCTTGACCTGCTTTTAACGCAGCGTCCATCATATACTTGATATCATCGTACTGACCTTTCTCTAAAAGGCCTACTGAATTTAAGATAGCTTTCTTGATCTGTTGATTCTTACAGAAACTACTAAACTCTTGCTCTACATACTCACGATCTTCATTAGAAGCCTTCAACGCTTCTTTTAACTGCTCGACTACTGATACTTTCAATACCTCGTTTTCTATCTTTCTAACTTCAACTTGTAGTGCATCTACAGATGGTGTTGTATGATACTTGTAGTAGTAACGTAGTATCTCACCAACAATCCACTTGTGTGCAGGATTGTCAAACATTTCGGTATCTAAGATATCGTTAATGTTTTGTAGAAACTCTTTGTGCTTTAGTAAGCTAGATAAAACCTTTACTTGAAAACCAATACCGTACTGCTGTAACTGATTTAAGTTCGACATAACTATTTATACTTTTGTAAGTTGTGAAAATGATTGAATAACCATGCTTGTACATTTTGGATTGAGTTACCTAACTCATCCTCATGATACAATGTAAGAAATTTCTGTGAATCGTAACCTTTATTTGGATTGAGTAACACACTTTTTATTTCCTCTTCTGCTTCTTCTGGAATGTTCGGCCTCTTTAGATCCATGAGTCTTTGATTAATTCTAAGCTGAAATTCAAAGTTCTTGATCGACTCTAGTATCTTTTTTCTGCCATCACACTTTGCTAGAACATCGTCTAGAGTTACTAGATCATCTTTCGCTAACTCAGGAAACTCTTTGAGCATTGTCTTAGAGCCAAGCCCTTTTACACCAGGTATATTATCTCCAGAATCACCTAGCAGTATCTTTTGTGTCAAGAAGTTGTTAGGACTAACACCATACTCAGTAAGCACTAGATCATGATCATAGAACTTCTTCTTTGTTGGTGAATAGACTGTTACTTTATCAGATACTAGTTGTAAGTAGTCACGATCACTTGACATGATTGTAACTTCACCTGGTAGTTTCTGACTAATGTAACCTATAACATCATCTGCTTCTATCTTGTCGATAGACAAAAGATCGACTGGTAGTGCCTTTAGATAAAAGATTAGTCTTACTAATTGTTCAGTAATAGAGTCAGACTCTTCTTGCTGTGATTCAAATGAATCCCAAGTAGTAACTCTACTAAGTCCACGATTAGCTTTATAATCTGGGTAAATGTACCTTTTGTTTGTTGACGAGCCTTGCCCATCAAACACTATGATCACTCTAGTTGGTCTAACTAATTTAATAACATAGCCTAACGACCTTAAAAAGCCAGTTAAACCTCCAATATGTGATAGGTCTTTATTGACCCAACCAATAGCAGCGAATGCTCTCAAGAAGGTGTTTAGGCCATCTATTAATAGCACTCGGCTGTCTACTGAGTCTAGGTCTTTCTCCTCTTTTAAAGAGTCGAATATTTTTTTGTATTCTTTATTCATTAATCTTCTGTGTCAAATATATCAGGTGATAAGGCAGTTTCTTCTTCTACTACATCGAACGTACTAGATCCAAGGACTTTCATCCATTGATCTGAATACTTCTTCTTGTACTCATCAAGCTCTTTCTTATCATCATTGATAAACCCGTGCACAGTCATAATGACTTTGTTAACAGCTGTAACACCAGTTACGTGATTCTTATCACAGCTAATTCTAGTTCTCTTAGCGAACTCTACTTCTTTACCATTCTTAGTAGCCTTGATCTTGTTTGTACCTGCTCTTGCAATGTTACCGAATGTGATAACTAAAGATGAGTCAAAGTACATGGTGTTACCACCTTTGTTATTAAGTGTAGGCTGGCCCATTGGTGAATCAGGCTTTGCTACCCATACTTTATTAACTGCTACTAATGTATTAGTATATGGTTGAGATGCTTTACGTGATAGTACAATACGCTGGTTAATGAAGTTACCAAACTGTTGAGACATAGCGCCTGCATTCCATTCGTTATTGTTTGTGCTTTTCTCGATAGACATTCTACAAGGAATTGATCCTACTGAATCCCAGAAGAAGCAAATGTTGTAAGGTAGTGTTCCTCTCTTTTGCTCATCAAGAATATCAGCAATAAAACCTGCTACATCTTCGATACATTCTAGTCTTTCACGATCGATATATAAGAAGAAGCCTTTGTAGTCTACAACTTCTCCAGTTGCAGGGTCTGCTACTTCTTCAAATTGAAAGCCCATTTCACGAGCGTGATTCCAATCCCACTTCATCTCTGTGATAATAAACACAGGTAGTATTCCTAACTTTTGTGCACTAACAGCTGCTTCAAGTAGTGCAGTTGTTTTACCAGTATCAGAGTGTCCTCTTAACAGTGTAATGTGACCAACAGGAATACCAGGAATTTGTAGTGTATCTTGAAATGCTTGTGATAGTGGTATCCAACTTTGTTCTTTGAAAACAACACCTGCAGATAAGTTCTTGCCTTTCTTAAACTTCTCTAGATCAGCTGTTCCTTTGATTGCACCAGATATAGTGCTAGTAAGCGATTCTTTTGCTTTTGCCATACAAAACTATTGAGTTAAAAAACCCTGGCTTTTATTGCCAGGGCTCTCGTTATTAAATATCGAACAAATCGTCAATTGCGGAGTCAACACTTGGCTTAGTTGTACTAAGAGTGTATTGATTAGATTCAGGTTGTTTAGCAACAACGTCATCTGCAGACTCTTTTAGATCTTCTTCTGGGTTCAAATGCTTGAGTAATGACTCTTTCATCTCATCATAAGAATATCTCTTGAACTGTGTCAAAGGATCAGGCTGATTCTCTAACCACTGTTTAACTTTGTTAGAATCTTCTGATAGAGGAGTTGACTTAGTTCTTACACGTACAGTTGATGTGTTGTACATAAGCCCTGTGGTTTCTTTACCAGCAGTTTCAACTGTGATATCACGACCAGTAATAGGATCAGTGTAGTCTCCTACGTCCTCATCTTCAGCGATAGAAAGTAAGTCCATATAAACTTGCTTACCGAACTCCCAAAGGCGAACACCTTTGTCTTCTTCACCTCTAACAATAACAGGCGCAAATACACGCATCTTAGGTTCAAGCTTCTTAGCTAGAGACCAATTCTCTTTGTCAGATGTTTTACGGAGTTGTTGAGCAAATTCCACGATAGGATCTTTCTCACCAAAGTTAGATAATGCCATCATAGAACGGTTATTGATGCCGTAGTGCATGTAAACCTCTTTGAATGGATTTTGTTTATTAAACACAGAAGGCACAATACGTACCGAGTGTTTACCCACGGAAGGCCTCCAAATAGTTTGGCTGAGGTCTTTCTTTTGTCCTCCACGTGGATTCTGTAGAGCCGACAATCTTGATTTAATGACTGAAATGTCCATATATAACTGTTTTGGTAAATGTAATGAATGTTAAAGAACAGGAAAAATCGTTCTTTCTAGTTACACTGCAACTATCTTATGGATAGTGGTGTTGAGTTTCTTCAAGTCATCACCTTGAGTCAACAAGATGCTATTCTTGTAGTCGTTCCAATTGATCACAAAAGATGTGTCTAGTACGCCGTTGTTTAACTTCTTGATCAAAGTATTAAGGGCGTTAATAGTATAAAGAGTGTTTGACTCTTTCTTTCTATGAAGTAGGATTGTGTTTGGTAAGATCTTAGTCTGTCCACCTTGAAGTTCGATATTATAGGTGCACATGTATTCTTCAGACTCTGGAGAGGCCAAAACAAATATCTTTTTATATAGAATGGTGTACTCTCTGTTTATTTCCCTTAGGGTGTCATCCAAACCATCTTTGGAAGAGAAAGTACAAAACAACTTATTCATAAGCGAGTCTGCGGTAAGTTCAATTATTTTTAATTCTTGCATAACTTTATTAATTATAAATATTAGATATATTACTAGAAAGCATAGTTGGTGCCGTATTTGTGTTTTACTAACATGTCGTTCTTTTCTAACACCTCTTTTATCTTTTTTAAGAGGGTTTTGCCGTCTTGCTGGCAGAAGTCAAACAAGAAAGAATCGTAGGTGATCAAGATCAGTTTTGTCTTCTTCTTACTTAGAAGTTTGTTTAGCTCTAAGATCTTGTCAATGTTCTCTTTGGTCTCTAGGTTCTGGACAATATAGTTAAACAGTTTTAGCTTGTTCATGCCAGGTAGCTTCTTCAAGATACGACCAGTCGGTAGCACTGCAGCTTTATGGGCATTGTACTTCTTCCATTCTTGTTCAATAAACTCACTTAAGTGTTTAAAGAAGTCGATGTGTTTGTATTGGGCTTCAATCCCTCCATACAGTTGTTTAAACGTTATGGTCTTTGATTCTTTATACTGCTCATCAGTTAGCTCATCCACGTGGAAGTATGCGCGTCCTAAATACATGTGCATAGACTCTTTTGGTGGTTGAAAGCCAATCAGCCTAGATATTAGTCTTAGGTGGTAAGCGTCAAAGTCAAACTCTACAAGAAAGTCATTCTTTGGGACAAAGCACTGTCTAAAGTCCTGGTCTTTAGGTATGGCTAGAAAGTTAATACCGTTGAATGAGTTGGTAGGCCTAGCTGTCAAATTATACAGGTTATAGTAAGAATAGATAGTGTCACCTAACAAACTATATTCTGGGTGTTGGAATTGAAACTTTTTATGGAAGCAGCTTAGGTCTACTTTGATTCCAGATTCTTCTACTCCTTTATACGCTTCAGTCAGTCTTTCTTGAAGTTCAACGTCCATCTCAAGATGGAAGTAGTCTCTAACCAACTTATATAAGCACTCACACTTCTCGTAGTGTTTAGCAATTGGTATGATCTCGTTTAAGGTAGGTAGAACAGGATGCTTGATATAAAAGTCTTTGTGTACTACTGTGTCACAATTGAAAGAACTGTACTCGTTGTTTTTATCTAGACAGATAAACTGTACATCGATTGAGTTAGGTAGATCTAAGAAGTATGAGTGAAACTTCTTGTCAAGTAGATAGATCTTAGTGTGCTTCTTTAGAAAGTCTTCTACTAACTTTAACTCTAGAGAAAAGCCTTCTGAGTGATTGATCACAAATACATAGCCTTTCTTACCGTTGTTATAATATACTAAACTAGCTCTTGACAGTTTAGGATGGTAATAATCGTTAGAAGTGACTATTTGTATAAACGCTTCGTCTGAAAGCTCTAGACGCTGAAGTTGTTCTTTATCTTCGATGATGAAATACATAACCTGTTATTAGTCACAATAATATACTATTGTATCGATAGTAAAAAAACTATCTATAGAGTAGGTCTAGCAAATTTTGCGTAGTCACCTCCAATAAAGTCAACAATGCCTAAGAAGGTTCTATTAGCCGATTCAGTCAACCTTTGATTTGTGTCAATGATACCTGGTATAACATTGTACTGTGATTGTCTTGTACTCTTTAATGGGCCTGTCAACTTCCAAAGTATAGTTGCAGTTTGGTAAATTGATATGTCGTAGTCAGCAGTTCCATTCACAATTGAGTTGTACTCGTCTTGAGATATCTCTGTAACAAACCCACGCTCATTTTCTTTCTTAGTGAAGTAGCGTATAAGATAACCTTTTCTATAATCTTGCTCAGTTGGTTGAGGATAATAAGAGTTAGGTTGACCTGGTATTCTAGTGTTGTTAGTTGTAGATACAAAAACCCCGGTTTTACTAGCCAGCTGTTTTTGATTTCTTACAGACAAATTAGAGTTAGCTAAACCAGGAGCTGATAAATAAACAGAAACTCTTTCTAGAGGTTCACTAGGCCCAACCTCAGGAGTAGACCCTGTAAATGCTCTACCATCGTATGTTTCGTAATACTTACCAGAATAAGGTTGTCCATCTAAAAGGAATTCTCCTCCTATGGTATTTAAATTTGGTTGAATGGCGAATGATGGATAGTATCTTAACATCACACTAGATTTACATTGTTGTTAAAATTACTAATCTCAGAAAGCAAACTATTAGAGTTAAAGTTGTTTACTCCTACTTTTCTAAAGTATCCTAATACACTAGCTACATAACCATTAGGATCATTGTTGTCTGAAGCTGGTGCGTAAACATTTATATACTGTACTAACGTATTAGCATTAGTATAATTTTTATTTTGTTTACTTATAGCTCTATTTATGTAATTAACTAAAGCCTGAGCTCCTTCTTCTAACGTAGCAAATTGTTGAAAAGGTCCTTGAACTGATCTCAAATTCCCAGGATTGTTATTTCTATATGCTTTAGTGTTAGGATAATAACCTTCTAAAGTTGCTTGAGCTAAAGCCAATATTTTTACACCAGTAGTAGCGTTAGTTTTATTAATAGCGTCTACTAAGTTTTTCCTAGCTTCTCCACTAGGTATAGTTACGTTTGCAGGATTAACATAATTAGAATAGGCCTGTGTAGGGTTCACTCCAAATTGAAGACTTGTATTAGCAGGCCTTTTTATAGATCCAACAAAATCACTCTTATACTTTAAGAATATCATGTTAGCTCTAACAGCTGTTGTCCATTGATTATTCTCAATAGTATTAGTTAAACCTACTACAACAAAGCCGACTTTATTAACATGGTCTTGTGATAAACCTTTTTGATTTCGTACTATACGATTATTATAAGTGTATGGAAGAAGCTGATCTGATATGGTGAAAGCTTGGCCCATAGTAAAACCAGATATACCATCTGTTGTAAAGTTAACAGATACAGGGATCATTGAAGATGCTCTTGTAGGGTATTCGTTATTTTTTACCTTACTCATCTTCTCTATATAGTAGTTAGTAGCTTGAGAAACGTTTGCTTCTGAAGGGTTGATTTTACTGTAGAAGTCAGATATAGTTTGATTAAATTGTATAGCAGCAGCTTTCACAGTGTCTTGATCAGACGTAACACTTCCAGTTATATCTCCTTTAGTTGGTATAAATCTATCTTTATAACTAGTGTTAATAAAACCAAAACTATCACCATTAGTAGAAAGGGTAGATTTTCCTTGAACGTCTGCATTAGCCGATATTGCTATCATGCTACTTAACTTACTACTAACATCTGTTCTTATTTCTAAGCTTTTAGCAATACTGTATTTCCCTACTAATGGAATTTCATCTGTATTGTCTGGTTCTAACATCTCTTCTTCTGGGAGTGTAGGCACAACTTGATCATCTACTATATGAAAAGTGTTTCCTCCGTCATTATAAGCTAGTCTTAGAACGCTAAAGTTACCTAAATACTTGTTAATGTCTAGTATGATTTGCTCTAAAAATGTCTTTAGATATATACTATTAGTGCCGTCTTTTAAACTATAGTCTCTTACTAATTGTATGATGTAATCTATATTTAGCAATATATTCATCATTCTTCCTCTATATATACCATCATTTGATTCACCAAATTTAATAGACGGTATTTGACTAGATAAAACGTCTTGTTTAAATGTATTAAATAAAGGAGTGTCTGATGTACTTCCTGACAGTGGAAGTATACTTGTTTGATTAGCGCTTAAAATCTCTTTTGAAAACAATTCTTGATAGTCAGAAAAACCTCCTTCAAAAGGAATTAACACTTTAAAAGGATTAGTGCTTAAGTGCTTTGTATTAGTTAAAAAGAAGTTTACATTAGGATTAAAATCAATGTACACTAAAGGAGTCTGGGATGCTTTATCTTTAGTATCATATATAGTACAACTATGATTGAGTATCATTAGTAGTAGTCCTAATGGAATATATACGGGGTGATTTGTAGAAACGCCTTTTACAATCTCTTGATTTATTTGATATGGTACTACATAAGCATTTAGTAGAGTTTGAAAGTCTACCTCTTTGCCTTTTAATTCTTGTTGTGTAGCACGACCTGCCATTAATTCGGTAGCAAACCCGTATTTAGATTGAAGTATTAATCTTTCTTTTGGGTTCCTAGGATCAACAATAGATACAGTTTTTTCTATCAAGTCTGTTATATAGTCAGAAAAAATACCGTTAGAAAATATCTGTGTATAAAAAGGAGTTCCTCCTTGTGTTTCATCTTTTTTATCCCATATAGGTAATGTATAAACTTTTCTACCTATTTCTAGATCAGGAGTCTTTGTTTTATTTATAGCTCTATTTAAAGCATGAACTTGTATTGTTCTTAGAGTTAGTTCAAGTCCTGATTGTAATTGTAAAGATTGTTCTATTTGTGTATTAGCTGCGTCTTGACCTTCTGCTTGCTGTTCTGTTGTTGAACCTTGATTTTGACTAGCAATAGCAGCTTGTACTACTTTATAATCAGGAGAATTTGCTCCTTTTACTATACTCTGTATTAGAGCGGTATCTGTAATAAACAAAGATACTTTTACAGTTACATCAACATTTCCTACAGATTCAGTAGTTACTGTTCCTGTCGTAGTTTGTCTACTTACTTCTACTTTATCATTTACTGAAACTACAAGATCTTTTGTTAGTGATATTATTGGAAACCTTGATATCTTGTCTACACTATCAGTTATATTATTAACAGTTGAGTCTATTTCACCGATATCAGGATATTTTAGTGTCGCTATACCTAGTGTAAGATTTGATACAGTAAAATTACCGTCTTGTTTTATCTGGTTTATAGCTTTAGTATAAACCTCTTCTGCATTTATGCTATCTCTTGAAAATTGAGGATTTACATTATCAAATTCTACTTTGATTCCTACCGGATACTTTTTGCCATTTGCTCCAGAATAAGAAAAAGTAATTCTTCTTCTAGTATCTCTAGTAGACTCACTTTGAACAGACGCTCTAAACATTCTAACTTCTAAAGGTAAGTTCTGAGATATCTGAGCTAAAGATTCTATTGAAAGAGGATTTGTAGCATTTACATTAACAGCAGGAGTTCTAGTTGTAGAAAATCTATTGAATGAATCAAAATATACTTGAACTTTATTGAATAGTTTAGTTGTGTCTATGTTAATTGATTCTACTAAATCTGTTGTATTTTCTCTAGGTATTAGTGCTCCTAATCTAGGAACTATTAGTGACCAACTTCTATTTTTTACATCATAGAAGTAATCAAAATTAGTAGCACTAACTGCTTCAGAGTTTGCGATACCTGCTTTTTCAACTATTTTTAACTGTTGTTGAGCATTTGGTTCTGCATCTACTTTATTAATCTCTTTATTTAAGTACTTGAGCAGAGATTCTTGAGACGCTTCTTCTTGTTCTTTTTTCTTTCTAGCTTCTTCTTCTGCTAGTCTTTGCCTTTCTTTTTCTTCAGCTTGAGCAATTTGTACAAGCGTGTTGTTGTACTGTCTAATTTCTTCTGATAATATATTAGGTAGATCCTTTGGATTATTGATCTTAATAGCATCTCCTAATATACCAAGAGCCATTAGTTTAAGAGTACAGTCATATCCTCCATCTTGATTATAAGTAAAATTAAAATTAGTCACCATTCCAAGAAGAGCATCGTAGTTACCTTCAGACTGTCTGATGTTTCTACTTATTTGTATGGCTATCTCTTCTTTAGTTAAGTTCTTTCTAAAAGGATCTATTGAATATAATTCAGACGATTGAATTCTGTCACTTCCTTGAGGATAGAAAAACGTTTGTCCCCACTCTAAGAACATGGTAAAACCAAGCTTAAAATAAAGAGCGTCGATAATGTCTAACTGCGCTTTATCCCAACATTTAAAACTGATAGTTGCAGATCTAAGAGAACCTAACTTACCTTGAGTGTCAATACTAACTGAATTAATACCTGGCATCGGTCTATAACCAAACTGTTGAATCTCATCATTTCCTAATATGCCATAAGCACCGTCTTTACCAAGACCTGATCTTTGTTGATACGAGTTCTCTCTTAAGTATTTTGATGTACCTCCAAACAAAACAAACTGTTTAGCAAGGTCCTCTTTATTTTTTATACTATCACCGACTACTCTTCTAAAGTATTCTACATCTGATGGGTTTATAATATCAACAGAAGAAACAAGCCTAATCCACGCAGTTTTATTTGCTATAAATAAAATGTTATCGTTGTCTCTAACATCTTTAGCTCCTTGCGAGGCTCTAGTTCCTAACTGGTTTATTAACCATTGTGGAATTTTGCTGCCTAGAATATTTGATATCTTATTACTATCAAAAGGCATAACTATCTCGTAGCGTTTACTAGTTTATATGTGTTAATTGCGCCTGCCAAATCTACTGGTATACGAAGTTGTGTTCCTGGTTCTACTACTAGTGAATCTCCTGGTAGTGCATTTGCAGAAGCAATTACCCACCAAAAGCTAGAATCACCATAGAAATCAAAAGCCAACAGGTCTAATCTATCACCTAATACTGTAATAACGTAATTATCGTCATTAGTAGGCGGTATTTCAGGATAAATATTATTTACATAGTATTGACTACCTGTGGCTGCTAACTTTATTACTTCTATATTTTGATATCTGTAGTTCATCGATTTGTAGGTATGACTATATTATTTGGTACTGCAGGAATTCTTGGAGGAGTTGGAGGAGGCACATTTACATTTCTCAATCTTGATGCTTCTTGAGCTGTAGCTTGTCTAGTTCCTAATTCAGTTTGTTGTTGATAAACTGGCTTAATAAAAGTAGTAGGATCATTAGGAGACGACTTAGGAACATTTGCAATTAATGCAGCCACATTAGTTGTAACTGTTTCAACATCAGTTGCAGTATTAGCTTCAGTATTAACTCTAGAAGTTGTAGTAGAAGTAACTGATGGTCTCTTAGGAAGTATGTCCATAATAGGCTTAAATGAAACAGTCACATCTATTACTTGAGGTAATTGTGCAATTTCACCAGATTGATCATTTTCTAAATTAATCTCCCAAGGCGTATTATTGTCTACAGTTAGATTGATTGATTCTAAGAAGCCAGGAACACGATATAAATAGTCTCCTACTGTTACACGAACAACAGGCGCTCTCATTATACCTTGATTAGGACTATAGTCTGGATAAACTTGACCTAAAAGTGTATTGAGCTTATTATATAAAGGTCTAAGTTCTTCTCTAGATTGAGCAGCTACTCTAAAAGAGAAGCCTATCGTTCTATCAAAGCCTTGATAAGTATAGAAGTTTTCACCTCTACCAATATATTTAAATGCGTTTAATTGAGCTGAATTAGTATCAGTTATACCTGCAGTTAAAAATGCTCTAAAGAATATTGCAGTTGAATAAGTAGGTGCATCATTAGAGATAGCCTCAAAAACAAATTTAACAAGATCTTGTGTTTCATCTTGATAAACTTCCCAAGGTGCTTGATCATTTCTAAATAAGAAAGGATAGGTTAAGTTTAGTTTATCTTTTTTATTAACAAAGAATTTGTAGTCTACGGATTGTTCTTTAGTCCATGTATTAGGAAAAATAACAGATCCTTGAGCATCATTAATCTTTTTTCTAAAGTCTTGAAGCTCTGGCTTAGGGTTATTTAAATTAGACTTCTGTTGTAATAATTGATCATAATTCATTGCAAAAGAAGAAACTAATTTAGTTGTATCTACAGCTCTTGCAATAGTAGTTGTACCAATACCATAAACAGAATTAGGCCCTCCTAAATATTGATATATCAAATTTCTGTTAAGTGATATACCTAAAGTGTTTACTAAGTTAATATCTGGAACATTTGCAGGGTTTGCGAAAGGATCTCCTGTAGTCATCTTAAGGCCTAAAAGATTATATAGCCTATTAGACGCTTTCTGATTATTTACGTTTTGAGCATTTACTATTGAATAGTAGAACTTCTCAAATGGATTAAATGGCACTAAACCTGCTCTATTAGCGTGAAAACCTGTTCCAGATACTCCTACTTGAGCTAAAGTATTTGCACCTAAGTTATATACTCTAGTGTTCTCTAATAAGCCAGGATAAGGAAGCCCTTGAGGAATACCAAACAAAGTGTTACCTGTTTCGATCTTAGGGTTAGATAATTGTAGACCTACTTGCTTTTGAATAAAAGCAGTGCCTCTAGGCTTATCTTCAAAAAACTTTCTGATTCTTGATCTGTCTATTCTACTAGATACAGTAAATGATTGTGTACCTAAGTTAAACTCTAATTGACCTCCTCTAATAGGGAAGTCTAAACCTCCAGTTGAACCTGGTCTATAGATAGGTTGAACTGTGCCAGTTGCATTAGGTGTATCTGGCATTATGGTTTGAATATAAGGTAGGCCTGACGAACCATATCCTGGTCTATCATTACCGAACCTTAGGTTCTTAAGGTTTGTTTGTAGATCTATTAGAGGCATTTATACTATTATTTTGCCATTTGGCCAAATTGTGTTTCAAAATATTCTTGAGTCACAACTTTCTCTACAGACTTACCTGTTATAGGATCTACGGTTACCATTACATATACTTTAGGTTGGTTACCAGATCCTCTAGCCATGCTCATGTTATCTTGAGTTGTAGATGTTACATTATTAGTCGTTGTTGAGGTAGCGGCTTTATCTCCAACACTAACTCCACCAAAGTCTCCACCTAATGATCTAATTCTGTTAGGAGCATCTTTTGCAAATGCTTCAAATTTTCTTTCAAAACTCTCATCTATACCAAAACCAAAAGTTATAAAGTCTATAGCATTTATGAGACCGTTAGCAATTCCTAAAACAGCTTCAACTGCAAAAGCAAAGAAGTCTCTAAGTTTACTTATAACAGCTTTGATATTTTCTGGCTTAGAAATATATTCGAAAAAGCCTTCTATCTTTTCTATAATACCACTTTTCTCTACAAAGTCAGCTATTGATTGTTTTATCTTTTCCATAAAACCGCCGATCTTTTCTTGAAGAGAGGCGTTTGTTAAGTTTTGATAAGCTTCTTCACCAGTAAGTCTAATGATCTCTTCTTTAGATTTACCTTGCGCTTTTAATGCTTGTACTTTTGCTTGTGCATCTTTAAGATCTTTTGCGCCTAGTTTACCTAACAACTCTTGTTGCTTCAACATGTCTCCCATTTGATCTCTAGACATGCCAAATGCAGAGGCTAGAGACTCAGCTTGTATACGATTTAACTTTAAAAAGTCTTGAGCAGATCCAACTTGAGTTGTTATTTCTTTAGCAGCAGTTGCAAGATCATTGTTCAAGAAAGCTTCACGAGCTTTAGTTAAGTTAATATCTTTTCCAGTTAATAATTGAGCTTCGAACTCTTTTGATATAGAAGATTCAAAGTCTAAGAATGAATCAGCTATAGAGTCTAACTGCTTCAATTCTATGCCCATTGACTTAACAGCAACTAATGACTTAGTTAATTGAGACGGGTATTTAGAGAAAGATAAACCTAAATATCCACCTAAATTAGATGCTTCTTTAAGAATCTTCTGATAATTAAAACTAATTCCTGTTGCTTGTTTTAAACCTGCTACTTGTGATAAAACAGATTTAGTTATACCTTCTGAAGATTGGCCTGTTAATGTTGACGCTTCAACTATACCTTTTCTTGTTTCTAAGTCAAGGCCTGCTATATCTCTTAACTTAATGTTAGTAGCTAACTGTTCATTAGTAAGTCTATTTGTTACATCTAAAGCATCAGCTAATTCCATTTGAGACTCAACCATCTTTTGGCTATTGATGAATAAGTCTCCAGAAGAAATACTAAGACTAGCAAACTCCATTTTAATTGCTCTAGCTTCACCTGTTGAAAGGTTCATGGCTCTTGCAAACTTTACAGTTTGATCTTGTATTCCTACTATATAATCAAATACAGATTTTAATCCGCTAACAATCCCTCCTATAGCGGCTCCGGCTAAAGGTATTGCGGTCAAAGGATCTGTTATAGCTTCTTTTAAACCAGCAGCACCTGCTTTTCCTAATATACTTAATTTATCTAAGAAAGTTATCTTTTTCCCTTCAGACTGTAACTGTCTTGCTTTAGTTACCATCTGAGAATAAAACTCCGTTCCTATTCCTAATTTATCAGAGAATAATTTAAATGCAGCCCCACTAACTCCTATTTCTTTATTTAATTGCTTTTCTAGAGCTAATTCTTTTTCTCCTTCTTCTGTTTGCTTTTTAGCTATTTCTAGTTGTTTTTCTTGGGTATATAAACTGATAGCCTCAAGATCTCCTTGATTCTTCAGAATGCCCATCATAGCTTTCTCTACATCAAAAGATCTGCCTTGTGCGGCCAATCTTGTTTTCTGTGCTTCTGCTGTTCTTCTAGCTCTATCTAAACTATCTTTAGCAGTTTGTGAAACTTCTCTTTCTAAATCAGAAAGTTTCTTTCCTTCTAAAAATTCTTTCTGTCTTAATCTAAGTAACTCTTGGTTAACCTGTTTTACATTAACACTATCTTTATTTAGAGAGTTAAGTCTAGCCTCAATTTTAGAGTATGCAGTATCCATTCTCTTAAGATCAGCTATAGCATTTTTCAAGAGATTATTATAATCTCCTTGATCATCTAATAGCTGCCTTAAAGTCTGCCTCAACGCTTGAGGATCTTGTCCTTGCGGTGTATTCTGAGGTCCTGTTGGTGGAATAGGTGGTGGCATTTACATTATACTGCTTACGAATAAATATTTACCTTTTGGTTTTTACCTTAGATACAAAGGTAGGCTCTTCAGGCTTTTTGACAAAGTCTGGCAGTTTGATTTTAGACATGTCTGTCTTCTCAGTAACTTTCTGCTGGCCTTCATTACGGAGCTCTTCTACCTTTTCAAGGTATTGGTTAATCTTCTTAAGGTTAAAACGCCTAGTAGTCACAGGCATATTCCATACCTCGGTCCAACTAAAACCTCCTCCACCATGGTAGGTGAGTTCAAAGCATTCTGTCATGAATGCGGACCTATAGTCCGCTCCCGGGAAAAAAGAACTCTGCACCCATCGGTAGGGTTGTTTGTATTTCGGTAGAGTCTTTCAAAGTAAATGATACTGTTGTATCGATATCTGGGGTTATATCAGCAATATACTTTCTGAGTGCAATAGAATCTCTAGATAAAAGGTATCCTTGATCAATAAAATCACGAATTGACTTAACAGAATAATCATTGTTAACAGATGTGATCTGATACTTAAGTCTGGTAGACAAGATACCAGCATCTTGGCCTACAACTTTCTTCATACCTTTGATCTCTTCATCAATCTTCTTGTCATCAGCTACTGTCAAGATCTTGAACGTTACTTCGTTCTTAGAATAGGGTAGAGTGAAACCGAACTCGTTCTTGTTACCAAACTTAGACCAATCTAACTCTCTATACTTTAGAGTCTGTAAATCAACTTCTACTTTCTCTTCTTCATCAGTACTAGGGTTAGTATACTTAAAAGTGTAGTCTTTACCGTAGGCTAGAATTCTAGCGGCTATTAGTAAGCCATTCCTGTCACCCAAGGTTAGGTCTTCGTAGTTGATAGGTGATTTGATTAGGCTCTTTAGCATCTTCTCGATGGCGAGGCCCTGGCGAAGCAGGTTGACATTTGTAAGGATGTCTTCCTCTTTTGCCGTCATATACTTCATTTCAACTTGGCCTGAAGATAGTGGATTCTCTTTTGGGTAGATAAGACCTTTACTTGGAAGGTCGATCATTTCTGTAGGTACCGTAAACTTTTGTTCACTCATAAACTATTGTCTTTTATATATAAATATATGAATACTAAATT